AACAATAGAATATTACGATACTATTGAAAAACAAGGGTTTTTCTTAGATAACCCAAATGCTACTGGAACCTGCTCTTGTGGCGACAGTTTTCATTAATCGTGCTATACTTCATTAATGACGGCACATAGAATAGTTGCTCTTAGTACAACTTCTCCAATACTACTAAGTCCACCAGGAACACACTCTGGTGTTGATATCACTGTCCAAAATATTAATGCTTCTGGATATGTTTTTGTAGGAGCATCAAACTTAACCACTGGAAATTATGGATTTAGAATTGATCCAAGCCATGCAATCTCTGTTGAATTAAATGGAAAAGATGCTTTATATGCTATTGGCTCTACTAGTGGATTATCTGCATCAATACTTAGTACTAATTTAGAACAAGGTTCATAATGGCACGTTTTTATACCCCGCCAGATAGTGCTGGGGTTCCTGGTCCACAAGGTCCAACTGGTCCAACTGGTGCAACTGGTCCCCAAGGTCCACAAGGTATTCCAGGAACAGCAGGAGGTTTTGGGTCTTATGGTTCTTGGTATGATAGTGGAGATCAGTTAGCAACTTCAGTTTCTACTGGTCAAGCAGTTTTAATTAGGCAACAAGATATTGTTAGTGGTTTTTCTAGAAGTGGAAATAGTAGAATTGTGGCAGCAAATGCTGGCATATATAATTTAGCATTTTCTCTTCAATTACATAATCGTGGTGGTGGAGGTTCAGGAACTACTGCTGAAATTTGGCTTACAAAAAATGGATTACAAGTTCCAGATTCTAACACTCGTGTTGCAGTTAATACTAATAGTCCATATATTGTTGCTGCATGGAACTTTTTTCAACAAATGAATGTTGGAGATTATTTAGAATTATATTGGGCTACTGATAATTTAAATATTGCTCTTGAACAAAATACTGGCTCTATGGGTGGACCAGCAATTCCATCAGCCATCGTTACAATTAACCAAGTAGGGTAATTTGACAAAAACTGGGGTTGGGTATATAATAGATAAATGGAAAAGGGTAGAGTTGTAGTTTGCGATTTTTGCAATAAAGAGATAGAAGTGCGTTGGGGTGTCTTTGCTCATAACACTTTATCACGTCATATGAAGGAGCATAAGAATGCCGCATAGCGTTAAAGAAAGAATTACCATCGGTTGGTGTGACGGTGGCATGGTAGAAGGAAGATTCATGTCTGGTGTTGTTAATACTATTATTGAAGCACCTAAACATAAGTTAAACATTGTTAATACTATTCGTGTTCAAGGTAATCAAATTGCTAGACAGAGACAGTCATTATGGGACTTTTGGGCTAAACTTTCTGATAGTGAATGGTTATTATGGGTAGATAGTGACATTGTCATTACCCCACAAATTGTAAATATGCTTTGGGAAGTAGCAGATAAAAAAACAAAGCCAGTTGTTACTGGAGTATATTTTGTATCTTCAGAAAACGAACAAACAATGATGGAGCCAGTTCCTGCTATTTATATGGAGACTGGTGATCCCTATAGAACACAAATTATTCATCCCCTTCCAGACAATCAAATTATTCCTGTAGATGTTGCTGGCTTTGGTCTTATGCTTATGCATAGGTCAATTATTAAACCAGTAATGGATGCTGCTGGAGATATATCTGTATTTGGAGAAAATCAACAGGCTGCTGATAAGTTTATTAGTGAAGATGTTTCTTTCTGTCGTAACTTGAAGAAGGCTGGATTCCAAATGTATGCACACACTGGCGCAACAGTTCAGCATATGAAAAAGTTTTCATTTGATAGAAATTACTACAATGTTTACTGGAAATCAGTTAGCGATGGCAATTTAAAGAGGAAGCGTAGTGGCGGATCCCAACCAAACACCAGCCAGGGGTAATTGGGTTTGTCCTTGTAATGGTTGTAAGAAGGCTCGTCAACAAGCATTTGATGATATATTAAAAGTATTAGATGCTGGCGGAGATGCTTATACAAAGATTGATAATATTAAAAAATTGATTGAGAAAAAATGACGGCAGAAGAAATTATTCAATTAATTAAAGACCAATATTATCTTTGTCCAAATATAGAAGATGATGTATGCTATACATGGTGGAAGCATGAAGAGTGTGAAACATTACGATCACTTCTTTATACCGTCACAAAAGACGAAAAATATAGAGAACCTTTAACCAAAACAAGGAGAAACTTTTGAACGAGTTAGTAAATAATCTTACATGGGCAGAAGAAGAAAGTAATGTTTGGAAAGGCTGGACATATAGTCCAACAAAAAATAGATATTACTTTGATGATATCGGAAACGAATCTTTAGCAGCATTCTGGGCAGATGAGTTTTTAAATCAGGCATATGAATAATTGCCTCCTTAACTCAGGGGTAGAGTACCCGCCTTGTAAGCGGGTTGTCGTAGGTTCAAATCCTACAGGAGGCTCGTGGCACATCTATCAATAAAAGAACTATCTAAACGCAATAATTTTCAAACCTTTATCATGCGTATTGCTTTTGGTCGTGGATTTTATATTGTTGGGACAGATATTTTTGTTAAGTTAAATCAATCTATATTAACTAATGTTGCTGAAGTAGATGATTTAAATAAATATAAAGTTGGAAGATCAATACAACTGCCGACAATAAATAATGATTTTGTTCCATTATCTATGCTTTATAAAGACTCTGACTTTTCTACTAGAATACAAGATACAACAGTAAAACAAGATAATCAAATAAATAATATTGCACAAATGATACAGGATATTAAAGATAAAACTAACTTAGATTATGTTGTTATTAAAGTTGGAGACAGCATTTACAGTGTTAAAGAAATAAAAAGACTAAATGATAAGTCAAAGGCAGACTTTTGTTTTATAGATATTAATAATGAGGAAGTTGGTTTTGTTTCACATAAAGATGGAAATAGTCCAAAATCTTTTCAACAATGGTCTGGAACTTCACATAGATTTCAGCCAGAAATATTTGATCACAAAGAAACGCAAGATTTTATTAAAACTTTAAAGGATAAGTTTATTTCTGGACTACCATCAGCATCTACAATTGCAAGAAGAATTAATGATGAGCGTCTAAAAAAGATAGCGGTTTTTGGAAATGATTTTGGCAAAGAATTTGGAAACGATAATGTTGAAGCAATAATGCAAGGCGAACTTAAACTTGGAAAATATCAAGATTATTATATTTTGTTTGCGTCTCATTATACTATTAAGAATGGTAATTTGCCAGAGTATGGGTACGACCCTGTATTTATGGCTGTACATAAGAAAGATAGAAGTGATCATTGGATAAAAGATTGCAGGCTTACAGTCAATCCAATAGGTAGTAGAAAAATTAAACTCTTTATATAGTTAATGCTATAATATAAAAAAGGGGTAATCTTGGCTAAAATTGTTTTTCTTGGTAACTTTAGGGTTGACTATACTAGTGAAACCCATCATGCTAATACCCTCGAATCTTTGGGTCATAAAGTTATTAGGCTACAAGAAAGCGAAGCAAAGAGCGAAGATATATTAAAATCTTCTATAGACTGTGATCTTTTCATATGGATACATACTCATGGCTGGAGAACTCCTGGAAGATATGAAATGGGGCAGGTTCTTAGAACTCTTGCAGATTATAAGATTCCTACAATGACTTATCACCTTGATCTTTGGTTTGGTTTACAAAGACAAAAAGATTTAAATAATCACCCAGTATATAAATATATTGGTCATTTTTTTACGGTAGACAAAAAGATGGCAGACTGGTTTAATCAAAAAACAAAAGTAAAAGGTCACTATATCCCTGCTGGAGTTTATGATAAAGAATGTATTTTTAAAAAAGTTGAAATAGCCAACGATGTAATATTTGTTGGTAGTAAAAAATATCATCCAGAATGGCAATATAGACCTAAACTTATAGATTGGCTTTCCGATAACTATCAAGATAATTTTAAACATTACGGAAGTGGTGGTTTGCAACCTATACGTGGTCTAAAACTTAATAAATTATATTGGTCAACTAAAGTTGTAGTTGGAGATACCCTATGTATTAATTTTAAATACCCAGACTACTGGTCTGATCGTGTATATGAAACAATGGGTCGTGGTGGATTTATAATTCATCCATATGTTTCTGGCATGGAAAGAGAATTTGAAGACAAAAAACATTTAGTATTTTATGAATATGGAAACTTTAAACAACTTAAAGAACTAATTGATTACTATCTTGAACATGATGAAGAACGTGAAGCAATTAGAATGGCTGGTCATGAACTAGTTAAAACTAAATACACTTACAAAAATCGATGGCAACAAATATTAAAGGAATTAGGGTTATGAGATACACAGTTCCAGGAACAGATCTTATTAAGTTTGAAGTAAGAGATGACTATCAAACGGATATGATTGTAATTAAAGAAATATGGCAAGAAAATGTATATGAAGTCAAAGACACACATTTTAATCATGGTGGAGTAGTTATTGACATTGGTGCAAATATAGGATCATTTTCTATATATGCCGCCCATTTTGGTGCAACCGTATATGCTATTGAGCCTGAGCCACATAACCTAGATGCATTAAAACAAAATATAAAAATTAATAATATGGAAGATAAAATTTATCCATGTCCTTATGCTATTACTGATTTTAAAGGAACTGTCACTATTAGTGATGAGGGCGGCGGCTCAACAATAAAAGATGATGGTATCTTTGGCGCTGAAGTAGAAGCAATGCCATTAAATAATTTTTTTGAACTTTATCATATTAATCAAGTTGATGTTTTAAAAATTGATGTTGAGGGTGCAGAGGTAGAAATTATTCTTGGTGCATCAAAAGAAAATTTACAAAAGTGCAAGTACATTACAATGGAGTTTGATATTAGATCTGGTAATAAAATGGGTGATATAGTACAGAAACTATCTGAAACACACCATGTGAGAACCATGGGGTCATGGGAAAGAGGGGGTATGATATGGGCATGGGTGTACTAAACATAGACTATTTAGTTTGTATTCCAGTTTATAGAGTAACTGAAAGAATCTACAATTGTATGGAAACAATTAAAGATAAGAATGTTTTGCTTGTAGACAATAGTGGTAAAAGGGAATGCGAAATCTTTGAAAAAAAATATGGGTTTCAAGTTGAGTATCAGTCAGAAAATATTGGTATTCCAAGATCCTGGAATGTAGGATTAAAGAAAGGGCATGACTGGACTTTTATAGTATCATCTTCAATGTTATTTAATAAACCTTTTTCTCATATTGTAGAAATGTTAGATGGTTATGAAGGCTTGTTTTTTCGCACAACACATGGCTGGCATCTTTGTGGTATATTGATGGCGTACATGATTACTTCAAGGCTAAGTGGGGCGGTACAAGAACTAGAGAGGGTTGGGGAGAATACAAATATCCATTTAATGATCCTACAAAACCATTAGATTATTGGGAAGTAACTGATATAGCAACTTTAAAGAAAAGATATAAACTAAAACAATGAATACCATAGGAGTTTTACCAGCGTCTGGAAAAGCATCTAGAATTGGGGGCATACCAAAATTTTGTCTCCCTATTTCTGATGAAAGATCACTGCTGCAGTGGCATGTAGAACAAATGCTAGAGGTATGTGATGAAGTTCGTGTAGCAACTAGACCTGAATGGGTTCCAATTATTCAAAACATGGATATGAATATTAAGTTAATTGTTAAAGAGCCATCTACAATGTCTGATGCAATTAAGTTTATGATTGGCGAATATAATGATACTGTAGTTGTTGGAATGCCTGATACTTATATTTTAAATGCACCGTCAAATATATACAAAGAATTATTTAAAGAAGATAAGGCTGATTTAGTTTTAGGTGTTTGGGAATGCACGGAAGAATTAAAAGGAAGAGTTGGTCAAGTTTCTGTTGGATCTGAAGGCAAAGTCTATGCTTCTAAAGATAAAGTTTCTGACTGTGAGTACCCAGATATGTGGGGAATTATGTTATTTAGAAAGAACATGATCAGGTATATTAATCCTGAGTTAGATCATCCAGGAAAACAAATTCAAGAATGGATTGATGAAAGTTCAAACATTAAAGCAGTAAGACCAGGCGGTAAATATATGGACATTGGAACCTTAAGAGGACTTAAACAGTTATATAAAGAAATGGATTTATTGTAAGAATATGAGGCTTGGCATTATTGCAAGATCAGATAATACTGGTCTAGGAAATCAAACTAAAGAGTTAGTAGATATGCTTAAGCCTGCAAGGGTAATGCTTATTAATTCTCAACCATTTAACAAAAATAAACAACACCCTGAATGGTATGACGGATACGACTGCCACTACATAAGAGGATTTCCAAAAACACACGACATCCAATCATTTTTAAAAAATATTGATGGTGTTTTAACATGTGAAACATTTTATGGTAGTACCTTTATACCCATGGCTAAAAAACGTGGTATTAAAACATTTTTACAATATAACTATGAGTTTTTAGATTATCTACAAAATCCTACTCTTGAACTTCCAGACGTTCTATTAGCCCCTAGTTTATGGGGTTTTGAGGCTGTTATGGAGGCTTTTGGTAGTAAGTCTAGGGTAGTCCATCTACCCCCACCATCTACCCCTGATTTGTTCTCTAAAGCAAGAATTGAAAATGTAAAAAAGGATCATAAAAGATTGTTGCATGTGGCTGGAAAGGCTGCACACATGGACAGAAACGGTACAAATACAATAATAGAAATGTTAAAGTATTCTAAGGCAGATTACGAAATTGTTATTAAGTCTCAATCTCCACTTGATATAAATACAAAAGATAGTAGGCTATCCATTGATACATCTAACCCAGAAAACAGAGAAGATTTATACTTTGGGTTTGATGCTATGGTGCTACCAAGGCGGTATGCAGGATTATGCCTTCCAATGAATGAGGCTCTTCTTAGTGGTCTACCCGTTTTTATGACAGATATATCCCCAAACAATTCTATTCTTTCTGAAGAGTGGCTAGTAAAGTCTGAAAAAATAAATGAATTTAAGGCAAGAACAATGATTGATGTTTACGAAGCAAATCCAGAGTTGCTTGCTAATCTAATTGATAACTATGTAAATGATTTAAATAAAATATATCAAAAACAAAAAGCCTTTGATATTGGATACAATAATTTTTCTGTTAATGTTTTAAAAGATAAATATCTTGATATATTAAAATAAGGCGAGTCCATTTCTAGACTCGCCCTATATGACTACTTAAATTACTTAGCAGCCTTCTTCTTTGTCTTTGCTTTTGCAGACTTAAGAGCCTCATCAACAACTTTTGCTGCTGGTAAACGACCAAATGCTGGATCGTTTGGATTAATTGCTCTCGCCGCTACTGGAATTAAAGCACCAACTAGTGCTGCTGCTAGATCTTGTGGATCTGTGATTCCAGCCATGTATAGCGCTGCTGCAGCACCAACTACTGAACGTGCATATGATGCGAGCATTGCTTTTAGTTCTTTCTTTGTCATTTTGACCTCCTAGGATAGAACTTTTATTAGTATAGCATAGCCAGCCCAAAGCCCTATAATACCCGCAACTCCTGCGAATACTGGTGGCGCTGGAACTGGTAATTTGAATGCAGCAAATATTACACCACATCCAAAACCTGTTAAAACTGATAAAACTATTTCTTTCATTCTTTAATTCCTTTTTCGTTACTTGGATTTTCTGGATGATCTAATGGAGTTGGAGCGGTACAAAAAGTACCACATTCATTACATTGAATATCTAAATGATACATTCCAACCATATATGTTTCAGGATCAAAAGATACTAAAGCCCTAAATAAACCATTCCCACAGTTAGGACAGTTGCATGTAGGGATACCCCTAGCGTCTATCATTAATTTCCTCTGGGAGAAGTTGTTTTAGTTTTTTAAAATTGTCAGATACTAACTTCATATCTTGATAGTGCGGAGATCCTTCTGTAACTAACCCATACTTTTCAAAATAAATAACGGATGGTTCTACGTTTTTTATAAAATCTTGTAAACCATTTTGAACTTCTTCAATATAGTCAAATGCCCAATCACGAGAGTCTGAAAGAAACTTAATAAAATTTTCTTTATGAATATCTAAATCGTTTGATATTTGTGAAATGTTATTATTAATTTCAGAACTGCTAAGTAAAGCATTGTATGATATTACGGTTTTAGCAAAGGCTTCATTGACCACTTTTAACTTTTTAAAAATTGCAGAGTATGCAATCATGAAGGATAAACAAACGATACTTAAAACTACCAGAGCAATTTCCATATTAATCCTTTTGTCCAAATACTATTGTATCACTAGAGTGGCTATACATTTTTTTGAAGTTTATTCCTGTCATTTCTTCGTATTGGTTTAAGGTTCTGATATTTCCCACACCATAAATACCCTCCTCAATACCGCATAAAATCTTTCTTTGTTTTTCTTTTGAGTTATCCTCTATTTCTTTCCATGACAATCTGCGAATATTTCTGTCTTTCCAAATTTTGCTGTATCCTTCACGGGTATAAAAATGATACAAAAGAACAACTGATGGAGAATATATATCCCAACCTCTGGTCCATGCTCTGATTGCAAAACATATTTCTTCTCCAAAAAAACTTATGTCTGGATCATATGGAACTTCATTTACAATATTGCCAGGAGCAAAAATAAAGCCAGCAAGAATGGTTGTAGATGGTTCTGGGGCAGATCTTTTAGCATCAACAAACTCAACTCTTTCTGCCGTCCACTCGTTGCGTTTTGTTAATTTTGGTTTCTGCCTTGTTGGATAAGGCAATTGAATTTTAGAATTTGTAACAATACTTATTTTTTTATTTTGTTCTACATAAAATGGAGGTGGAAAATAAGATAAAATTACTTTATTATTGTTGGCAATCTTTTGAGCCTTAGAAAGTTGATCAATACATTTTCTGTCCCAATCACTTTCAAATACAGTGTGTGAATCTATTTGTAAGTAATAATCTTGTTTGTTATATGCAGACATTGCTATTGCTCTTGCAAATCCTGCACCCTTAGCATCTCTTGGATGCATCTTAGTTAGGGTAAGTCTTGGAACCCAAGATAGGTCTGGCTCAAACTTTTCAAACTCTTGAAGAACAACGGAAAAGTATAGTTCTTCTGGATGTGCAGCATTATCAATGGCAGATTTAATTGTCCTAACTAATTCAGGATCTCTGTAACTTGCTATTGATATAAATATACTCATGTTTTATCGTGTGTTACCCAATAGTATTTGCAAGTTGAGCAGCAAGGAATGTTATATGGACTATTAACAGCATATTGATATCTAACATAGTACATTGGATCTTTTTGAAACAAATTAGCACGATGAGTAGTAATAATACGCATTACTTTATTTTGGTCCCGCCAAAATGCTGGGTGTTCAGTTCCCCAATCTTCTGCACATTCTTTATATAGAGCATTAAGATTTTTTACGTTGTTTTCTGTTTTTATACCACGAAGGTTAGCAACCTGAACCATGCTTTCAATATATCTCCAAAGCCCATGTTCATAGCCTTTCCACATTAAGACAGCAGGGTGATTGCGCCAACCACCCCCTTTAGATCTACCAGATAACACATTAAGTATTTGATATCCTTCGAGGATTTGTTTATTTAATCTTTTATTATCAAGACTTTGTGCACATTCTAAACTATTTGTTGATGGCAAAAATGTTTGCATTAATTATACCCCTAACCAATACTTTAGTATAGCAGTTATAGCCAAAATTGTCCATAGTATATTAAACCAAATAAGTGTTGGAATAGTTTTTACAGTAGATGACCAAATTAACATTAGACTTGATATTAAAGCAAATATATATAACCACCATATTTGTTTATCAAATAAAAGCCCTGGGAAAATAATAACTGCTTTTGCTATAAAAGCAAAAAACTCAACAGTATTTGGTTTGTTCCAATATGTTTTATTTTTCATAGTTTTAAGGGCATAAAGCCATTCAGTATTAATTTTCATTTAAATACCTTAAAAAGTTATTATGACTATCACATTTTAAAACAAAATCATTTTGTATATTATTAAAAATTGGATATACTTCTAAAGCAAATTTTTGATACTTAGAGTTTTCAATATATTTTTTTGCAATATCTTTGTTAAAAAATCCTAAATGTGACCCAACTACTGTCCAATGTCTGTTGCTCCAAACACTACCAGTATCAAATATATTTGGAAGTCTGTATTTCCATATATCAAGTTTTTGTTTTAGTTTTTCTGGAGCATTATTATATGTAAATTTTTTCCAAAACTTTGTATCTTTTCTTTTTGTCATATAGTGAAAATAAATAAAATCAACTATTTCACTATTCATATTATTAACATAGTTATTAAATTCATCTCTTACTAACTGGTTATTATCATAGAGCCAGTTTACTTCAGTAAGAACTCTTTTTAAAGCAGTAATACTAACCCATATAGATGTGGCTTCTAGTGGTTCGATAAAACTAGATGCTAGTCCAATAGAAATACAATTATTTATCCAAGATTCTTCAAAGCATCCAGCATCAAATTTAAAACCACCTTTATTTTTTCTTGGGTATTGTGGTTCAAAACCTAAATATGATTCAATTTCTTTTATTGCTTCAGTTTCTTCTATTAAAGAAGAGTCATAAACATATCCGCATCCATATCTTGATTGAAGTGGTATTTTCCACATCCATCCATATTTCATAGCAATTGCTTCTGTATATGGAGGAATTTCTTTATCAATTGGAATAAAAAATGGAACTGCTGAATCTACTGGAAGATATTTTTTATAACTTTTCCATTTTGAATTCATAGTTTTACCAATAACTAATCTATGAAACCCACTACAATCAAATACAAAATCACAATAAATTTGTTTATTGTTTTCTAAAGTTAAACTTTTTATATTTTTATCACTATCTAAGTTTACAGAAAATATTGCTTTTTCAATTAAATTAATACCTCTACTTATTGCTATTTCTTTTAGTCTATTTGCAAGTTTTGTAGCATTAAAATGTATAGAAAAAGATGAAAAAAGTTGATAGTCTAGAATTGGATTTTGTTTATTTTTATTTATATATGAAAATGGAACAAGATTTTTTTCAGAAATTTTTTCTATAAAATCTATTGAATTTAAAGAATTGTTTAAATATAAACTAGATACGGTTAATGGATCTGTACTAACTTCTGGTGGAAAAAAATCATTTGTTGATATTTGAAGGTTATTACTAACTTCAAATGGATTATAATAAAAACTATTGTCATTATTCCAATTACTAAACTTAATCCCAGTTTTAATCGTTGCATCACAATTTTTGACTAAATCAGAAACTGGAATATTTATAATATCTAAAAAGTTTATTAGATGTGGAGTTGATCCTTCTCCAGCACCAAGGATTCCAATTTCTTTAGACTCAATTACTGTAATGTTTAATTCTGGAAATGTTTTATTAATGAAAAGCGCAGTAAGCCATCCAGCAGTTCCTCCGCCAACAACAACAACCTTTTTCATTTTAATGGCTCCCTGGTTACTAATACAATAGCACCTTCCATTTCTAAAGCCCTCTTTACCATTGACACATATTTAATAGCCTCAAGTTTTTCGTCATGAGTCATACGTATAAATGATCTCTCATCTAATTTTATAGTAAGAAAGGTATCATTGTCAATAAGGCTAACACCAAAATTTTTAGGGGCAGTTACAGAATGAAACGCCATACGCATTTTATCTGTATACATTATTACTCCATTGTCAATGCTTGCCAGGTATAAGACCAATCTTTCTTAGTCTTATGATTATTAAACTCTCTTGATACTTCTCCACCTTCTAAATATATACCGCCCCAAATTCCCCACTCTTTTCCAGATACTCCCACTGCAAAACAAGTTTTTGCTACTGGGCATGTTCTGCATAGCGAATCAACAAATTCTCTTGATTCTGGCTGCTCTTCATATATATCAAAAAATATATTAGTGTCAGAGCCTAAGCAAAGAGCATCGTCTTTCCATAGATGCTGCTTCATGCTTATCCCCTATACTTATTAGGAATATCCCATCCATTGCGGTTAACTGGATAAATGCGCTGTACATACCAGACTCCATTTACTCTAACCCCATTGACGGCAGTACGACCTGCTTCAGATCGTTTACGGTCTACTACATCCCAACCTACCCAAGATAAATTACTATTGCTAGCAACAATCTTTTCCATCTTACCTAAACTTTTTATTATCATTATTACTCCTAATATCTAAAAATGCCTATTTCAATGTTTCTTAGTTCAGCCTCTGCTACCAATTTAGACACTGGTTGTTTTGGCTTACTTAAGAATGCAAAATAGTTTACATACTCTAAATTTTCATAGACCCATTGAACTGGAACTTTATAATATTTAATTTTCATTCCACGAGCCTTCATGCCACGCTCAGAAAGATTACAAAACTCAGAAACCATAGAGTTTATTTTTGCGGGACCAGCAGAATAAATATACAACTCTTTATCATCTGCTGGCATACTAGACATAGCAACGCCCATAGCACGAATAAAGACGTTGTAATCGTCAAAATCGTTAGTTCCCTGTACTACTACTATCATCTCTATTTTTTCCTTTACCTAAATTATCCAGGATCGTAAGCATTTTGTCAACATCTTGCTTAGACATATTTGTTGTATCTACTGGTTGAACTGTTTCGTGAATAATACTTCCACGATCTGTTTCTGCTGTATAAAAAATATTGTCTTTTACCCAATATGCTTTATCATCTACAATAATTACTTTTATCATATGTCTTTCGACATGCTGCATAGCCTGAGAAATAATTTTAGTTTCTTCTTCTAAATTTTTAGGCATAAAGTGTCTAGTGTTTTCAAATATAGTTGATTGGCTATATTTTATTTTACCTAAACCCTCCATGCTTTTTCTTGTGCTTACTTTAATTATAGCCAAAGACAACAACAAAGTCAAGCCTACGGCTATAATATATTCCATTTTATTTTCTGCTATTCAGATTTATTTTTAGTAACTTTTGTAGCAGGTACTGGTGCAGATTGCTGCATCATTAATTTATTAAACTTTAATTGTGATTGTAGCAATTGAAATTCATTATCAGATGCTTTCTGACGATAGAAATTAACTAATTGCTTAAGTTCTTCAATACCCAATTCTTCCACTGCTTATCCCCTTTTATTGCTAAATGCGGAGCCTTCCCAGAGTTTTTCTGCTTTACGTTTTTCACGCTCAACAATTGAACGAGACCAAGAAAATCCTGCGTCTCCACCCCAAGCATCCCACATGATCCTTCCATTTGAAGGATTACTTAAATTATAGAAGTCTTTTCCCTTTTTGTCAACTTCATGTCGAGAAAAGAAAGAATACATTCTTTTTACAGTATCAAGAGATAATCCACGACCAGCAACAATATCTGTGGCTCTACCCCAACCTACTGGGGTTCCAGCACCTTTTGCTTTACCTTCTTCTTTCCATCGCAAAGCACGACGGGCTGCCGATTTCATTCCACCAGTTGGAGTATATGTTTCTGCTTTATAAAAATCTGAAGGCTGAATAATTTTACTTCTTGACATCTTTTTTATACTTTCCGTATTGTCCTAAAGTTTCTCTTACATTTCCATCTTTACCAAGACGAACAACCATTCCATTTTTAATTTGAATGGGATTAAATCCATCATGTCTTTTGTAAGATCCAGATGATGACATTACTTTACAAATGGGTTTAGATCAAAAATTGATCCAGACCATTGCCCCATACCTTTTGTTGCTTTGTTGCGCCAATCTTCTGGCAACATATCCATTGCATTTAATGCACGGGCACGTCTAATAATATGTGCACGAGCAGCACCATAATCTTTAGCACGACCAACAGAGCGAATTGCATTCATTAAATCTGTTTTATTTCCAATTGGGAATCATCATACATTTTATATGTACCTCCACGGCGCTTATATTCTTGAACTACCCATCCGTTTGCTACTGCTGATGGATAAACATCAAATTTATCTTTTGCTGCTTGAACAACTGCAGCATATAGTCTTGGATTTGCTGGTGTGCTTCCTCCACGACGGGGCTTAATCATATCTTCATAATTTGGTTTAGCAGCCATTTCTATCTCCGCACTATCTTCTCTATCTAGTTCTGCATCTTGATATGGTGCATTTGCCATCTGTGCTTTATCCATACCAACATTTGATTCTAAAGATGGCATTGCCATTACTTCAGACCCTCTTTTACCAATAAAATATTCTGTTTCTTCTAATCCGCCTTCTTCCATTTCAAAAAGTTGAATTAGTATTGCTGGCTCTTCTGGTGAAGCAGCAAGAGCATATTCTGATCCAGGAAAACCAAGCATTCCATCTGTCATTACATGAACAACACGACCAACATAAACTTCATCATCATTTGGCGCCATCACCATGTCGCCCTCTTTTACCATTGCTTTGCCAATGTTTCCTTCGCTAATATTAATAGCATAAATTTGACGTGCAGCAGCACCTCTAGTTTTATGGCAACCCATTACGGTACCGTCGTCTTTTAAAGCAGGGTAGCCTGAGCACCCATATGAACCTTTAGAACCTACGTGATATGGCATACATAGATTATATCAGAAGTTTCGTCTCTTTAAGAGGCGTTTTATCTCTTCTAAACCCCAGCGATTATCATCAGATAGTTTGGATATTTCTTCTTGATTAAATGCTTTTTCAGTAAGGGTAACCCTTGGGTCATCAGATAAAAGGTCTATATTTACAAACCCTTTTTCCCACATAACCATTATTTCAGCATTTACATGATCTATGTGTGCTTTATATAATTCAGGCATTAGTTCTTTTATTTTTGGAGTAAAAGAATATAATAGTTCACCAGTTGCTGCATCTACCCCTGCAACCTCTAATCCTTTATTTAAGATTAAATAGTCAACAGCATCTTGATCTTCTGGAATCATATTTTTCCCGTCAGGATTGAATATCCTCTTCAATAGTTTCTTCATATTTAATTAGTTCCTCTAGTTGCTCTCTTGTTTGTGCCCCTGTTACTCTTTTCTTTTCTACCCCGTCTTTGAATAAAATAAAAGTTGGAATTGACAATATGCCAAATGTTTTTACTAATTCAATCTCGGAATCAGCATCTATAAATTGAAAACCTGCTTCTGTTTGTTCACGATTCAACTCTTCAACAATTGGTCTAGTTCTTTTGCACGGCGCACACCAGTCAGCAGTAAAATAATATATTGTCTTCATACTAGTTTAAGATCAATTGTAGTTTTAGACAACTCTTGTTCTGTCCAAAGTCCTATCTTTGAGTCTCCTCCGTATGGCTTTGCTAAGTTTGCTTTAATTAATTGATCATTAATACTAACTACAGAATCTTTTAAAAATGCTGTACCTAAATATCTCCCATATTTATCTGGTTTTGATACTTGAAGTTTAATAGTTTTACCTTCAAGATTTTGTATTAAGAATTGTTTTAGTGCTTTGCCAAGCGGAGTATTTTTTTCCGCTGTATCAATTCCTGCAAGGCGAATGCGCTCTTTGTGCCAAACGCTGAATCCAAGATCAATAAAAACGTCAACGGTATCACCATCAACAACTTTGTCAATTTTTGTAAAATATTCATACATTAGTTAGAACTTCCTATCAATTTATTTTCTACTAAACGTTCACGTTCATCTACAATTTCAAGCATAAAAGCCATCATTTTTGTATAAGAGTCTGGATTATTCATAATTTTATCGTAGTGATGACCACAAAATAACAAGTCTCCAGTTGAACCTTTTACCATTACATATGCTTGTGCAGCACATCTATCACATCTGTCTATTGTTTTTAATACCCACTGTTTTTCAGTTACGCTAGGGTGTTCTTTTATTGCGTTATTCATAATAGTATTATATCTCTACTTTCTATTGTCAGTTGAATAAAAGCCAGAACCGTTAAAAACTACACCAGGAGATGACCATAGACGCTGCATTGTTGTATTACAACAAATTGGCTCTCTGTCCTCTCCAAAACCACGAGTAAACTCAGTGGTAATAGAACAGACAGAACATTTATAATCATATGTTGGCATAACTTAAGTATATCATCAAGCAGTTTGTGCTGTCAACCTCATATGAGTTCTAATTCTGTGACAGTTTGCACATACCACTTCACACTTTTGAATTTCACGCATAATTGCTTTCCATGAAAAACCATCATGAATCATTCTAGAAACATTATATTTTTTATCTCTTAAATGATCAAAATCTAATACTATATGGTTTTGTTCTCCGCAGTCAACACATCCACTTGCTCGCTTTATATCAGCAAGTTTTTTCTTATACTGCTGCTTATTATATGTTGCTAATTCTTTTTCAGTCATAGCACTACAATTATATCAAAATATATAAGCCCCACACAGGATCGAAGCACGAATGCCACGGAATATAAAGTAGGTAACTAAGCCACCCTAAGTTCCTGCGTGGGGTTATACTATTTTATCTTATTTTTTAGCAACCTTGACTGCAATTTCCTTTGGTTTCTTTTCCTCTGGAACGATACGATCAATGTTTACATTAAGCATTCCGTCTTTCATCTCTGCCCCAGTTACTTCCATGTATTCACCAAGAGCAAATGTGCGGGTAAACTTTCTACCAGCAATGCCTTTGTGAACAACTTCAGCATCTGTTACTTCAACAATTTCTCCCTTGATAATAAGGGTTCCATTATCTACAGAAACCTTAATATCATCTTTTGAGAACCCAGCAACAGCCAAAGACAATAAATATGTGTCATCATCCAACTTTAATAAATCATAAGGTGGATAATTTGTTTGACGTGATGCTAATTGAACGTTGCTCAATCTTTCCATTTCACGATTGAAGCCAATAAAAAAGGGATCCTTGAAAAGGTCCCATGCATATGAACTTACCATTTTGCCTCCTTGTTAAGCGAGTAAGTAGTGCACCCCCATTTGGCAGGTGCACTACCTATTATATCATTATCGTATAGATACTGCTAAATCAATAGCATTTTTCTTCATATAGTCATAGGTTGCTTGATATGAACCTTGATAAGACTTAGCCCAAAATGCTGCTAGGGCTGCTGTAGCGCCAGATGTACCGATTACCCGTCTACCTACAACATCATGCGTTCCAAGAGCATAAAAGTCTAATTCTGCCCCCGTATTGCTGTAGTTTTCTACATTTCCACGCTCTCCAGTTGAACCTACCGCTACTGCTTCAGAAATACAAGCAGGGTAGTCAACACGAGTTTTATCATATCTATTACCAGCAGCAAACATTGTTGCTATATTCATAGACTGTAAAGTAGTAATAGAACTACGTAGATTTTGATTTACTGGGCAATAGTGTCCGCTTCTAGCAAACCTATTAGATCCAAATGAAATAGATGTTGCAACAATATTAAATTTAGATTTGTTTGCAATAACCCATTTTAATGCTTCATTAATTGTATTATCTGTATAAATTCCAAGAGTTCCTCTATTTGTTGCAGGAACAATGCGAATAAAAATAATATCCATGTTTGGATTAGTTTTTTGAGCAATTGCAGTCATATGTGTACCGTGTTCAAACCCATTAACTGGATTAATTATAGTCGCAGCCCCAGGACCTTCTTGAAAAGCCTGCTTGTTTGGACAACGCTTCTCTTCCATTAAACATACTTCATAAGCAACACTAACCTTGGATGTGTCTATTGCTGTATCCATAATTACAATTGCTGGCTTTTGATTTGCTGAAACTGCTGGCATATACGCAGCAATAAACAGAACTGTTAATAACCCCACTACCTTTTTCATTATTCTCCTTAGACGAATATTCTAATTACGTGTTCGCATGGGTCGCCTCCTGCTTCCCATTCTTCTAGTTCTTCCTCACTCATAAACTGCATACCACCATCATGTGTATGGCAATATGGTTCGCTAATCCAGCCTCTTTCAATACCGTTTTCAAGCCAGATACCAAACTCTTGCTCTTCTGGAGACAAGTCTTCGTTTTCTAAATGATTCATGTATTAATTATAGTACTAAACGCTTAAGATGTCAATAGGACCTTTGCAAGAAGTAGAATGATTTAATGCAGCATTTACTGCTAATACTGCTCTTTTTCTTGCATCTTTTTGTTTTTGTGTTGAATATAATGATCCGAGGGCTAAATCTCCACCCGAACCCATTGCTAAATAATCTTGTTCATATTGAGTCAATGACATATCTACGGCATTATGTTCATATATTTTTCCACGGGTACAAATAATCATTCCAAAGTCTGATGATGATGTTGTATCTACCCACCACTCTTCATAAAATTTACGAAGGGCTTTAAGAAACTTGCTATACATAAATTTATCTATACTGCCACGACCTTCAAATGCTGGTGGCACAAATAAATGTTTTAGCCTATCTCCGTCCATAGAGCCTGCATATCCAAATAGATATCCATCTTTTTTCCAAATTTTTGGACTTGATCCTACATTAATAGTATTGTCATCGGAAACACCACGGTCTCCAGCCATCCATATCTTATCTGTTTGTTTATCTCTAACTACGGCAATACAAGTCACATACACCCCTAGATTGTTGTCTTTCTAGTAT